AATGGTCGTCCTAAGGGCGATGCAGCTATAATAAACGAGTATAAGGCAAGGATGTTAAACTCGCCTCGCTCTCGCGCCGTGATGGATGCGATATTTGATGCAGCATTAGACCCAGAACATAAGAATCAGTCAGCAGCGTGGAAGTTAGTGATGGATAGAATCCTTCCTGTTGCTGCATTTGAAAAAGATATTGTTAAAGATGGTGGTAGAAACGCCATTCAGATTAACATTACAGGTGTCGGTGCTGTCGATGTCGAACAACCCACAACAATTGAAGGGGAAGTAGTAGATGAATCTTAAGCATTTTGATTCTTCAGAGTTCAACTGTCAAGTTACTGGCACCAACAACATGGAACAGGAGTTCCTAGAAAAGTTAGACGAGTTAAGAGGGGCGTGCGGGTTTCCTTTCACGATCACCAGTGGGTATCGACACCCAACTGAGCATCCGATAGAGGCTAAGAAAGACGTACCCGGAACACATGCCCAAGGCATCGCGGCGGATATAAAAATAACAAGCGCCGTGTTTCGCCTTAAAATTGTAGAGGAAGCTCTTCGTCTAGGCTTCACAGGCATTGGCATTGCTGATGACTTTGTACATGTGGATACACGCGGGACAACATCCGTCATGTGGACGTATTAGTGGATCTTAATATAGAACTACTGCCTTGGCAACAACAGGTCTGGGCAGACGACACACGTTTTAAAATAGTAGCTGCTGGGCGACGTACGGGTAAGTCTAGGTTAGCAGCATGGATGTTAATCGTTAACGCACTACAGGCAGATAGAGGACATGTATTTTACGTCGCACCTACTCAGGGACAAGCCAGAGACATCATGTGGACCACCCTGCTTGAATTGGGGAACCCTGTTATCAGTGGTAGCCATATTAATAATCTTCAAATCAAGCTTGTCAACGGTGCTACCATCAGCCTCAAAGGTGCCGACAGACCAGAAACCATGCGAGGTGTCAGCCTCAAGTTCCTAGTAATGGACGAGTACGCTGACATGAAGCCTGAGGTATTTGAGCAGATCCTTAGACCCGCTTTGGCTGACCAGAAAGGCTGTGCAATGTTCATAGGGACACCTATGGGGCGCAACCACTTTTACGAGTTGTACAAATATGCGGAGCTAGATGATGATCCGACTTACAAAGCTTGGCACTTTACTTCTTACGATAATCCTATTCTTGATCCAGATGAAATTAATATTGCAAAAAGGTCTATGTCTTCTTATGCGTTTCGTCAAGAATTTATGGCGTCGTTTGAAGCTCGTGGTTCAGAAATGTTTAGAGAGGACTGGGTCTCTTTTAGCGAGGACAAACCTGAAATAGGAGATTACTACATTGCCGTTGACTTGGCGGGTTTTGAAGAAGTCAACAAGAAAAAGACTAAAAATTCCAAGCTTGACGACACAGCAATCGCCGTGGTTAAGGTCAATGAGCATGGTTGGTATGTTGACAATATTATATACGGTCGATGGTCACTTGACGAAACAGCACTTAAAATATTTCAGGCCGTTAGAGATTACCGTCCCGTATCGGTGGGAATCGAAAGAGGTATTGCTAAACAAGCAGTAATGTCTCCTTTGATGGATATGCAGAAACGCTATGGCATGTTCTTTAGAGTAGAAGAACTTACGCACGGCAACAAAAAGAAAACAGATCGTATTATGTGGGCCTTGCAAGGACGGTTTGAAAACGGATACATAACACTTAACAAAGGAGAATGGAACAGTAGGTTTCTTGACCAGTTGTTTCAGTTCCCAGACCCATTAACCCACGATGACTTGGTTGATTCTTTAGCGTACATTGACCAGTTAGCAAATGTGGCTTACGACTACGATTACGAAATCGAAGACCACGAAATCTTAGACGTAGTAGCAGGATATTAATATGAGTGAAATATACGAACAAGACCCTCTAATGATCCAAGAAGCCCTAGAAGACTGGGTTATAACTAAATGTGAAGATTGGAGGGATTATTACGAAAGCAATTATGAAAGCAGATTTGAAGAGTATTATAGATTATGGCGTGGTCAATGGGATCCTGCTGACAGCCAGCGTGGGTCTGAGCGTTCCCGTATTATTTCTCCTGCATTACAGCAAGCTGTTGAGTCTAATGTAGCAGAACTAGAAGAAGCTACGTTTGGTCGTGGTAAGTGGTTTGACATAAGCGACAACCTTGGCGACACTAACAAACAAGACGTACAGTTCCTACGTAACAAGCTTACGGAAGACTTTGAAGACTGCATGGTACGTAAAGCAGTAGCAGAATGTCTTATCAACGCTGCTGTGTTTGGTACAGGCATTGGTGAAGTTGTTATTGAAGAAATGAAAGAGATGGCCCCTGCTACTCAGCCTATCATGGGAGGAGATCTTCAAGCAGTAGGAGTAAGTATTACTGACCGTGTTAAAGTAAAACTTAAACCTGTATTGCCTCAAAACTTCTTGATTGATCCTGTAGCTACGTCTGTAGAAGATGCACTGGGTGTTGCTGTAGATGAATTTGTAAGTATGCACCAAGTAGAATTACTACAAGAACAAGGCGTTTATCGTGATGTATTTGTTGGTCCTGCTGCACCGGACACTGACTTAGAGCCTGACCAAGATATTACGATTTACAACGACGACAAGGTACGACTTACTAAGTACTACGGTTTAGTGCCACGAAAGCTTCTAGATGCTGCTACAGGCGACGATGATGACGAAATACTAGGAGAAGATGACTCAACCTCACGTTACGTAGAAGCCGTTGTAGTGATTGCTAACGGAGGTATCTTATTAAAGGCAGAAGCTAACCCTTACATGATGATGGATCGTCCTATTGTTGCGTTTCCTTGGGATGTAGTGCCCGGACGCTTCTGGGGTCGTGGAGTTTGCGAAAAAGGCTACAACTCCCAGAAAGCACTTGACACAGAGCTACGCGCCCGTATTGATGCACTAAGCCTTACTATTCACCCAATGATGGCTATTGACGCAACTAGGTTGCCACGAGGCGCAAAACCAGAGGTACGTCCCGGCAAAATGATCTTAACCAGTGGAGATCCCCGTGAAGTACTTCAACCGTTTAACTTTGGTCAAGTTAGCCAAATTACTTTTGCTCAAGCCGGAGCATTGCAGCAGATGGTACAGCAAGCAACAGGAGCAGTGGACTCAGCAGGAATTGCTGGCAGCGTTAACGGCGAGGCTACTGCCGCTGGTATTAGTATGTCTCTTGGCGCTATTATTAAACGCCACAAGCGCACCTTAATTAACTTCCAGCAGTCTTTTTTAATTCCTTTTGTCAAAAAAGCAGCTTATCGGTACATGCAGTTTGATCCAGAAAACTACCCTGTTGCTGACTACAAGTTTAACGCAAGCAGCACATTGGGGATTATTGCACGTGAGTACGAAGTAACCCAGCTTGTACAGCTGTTGCAGACTATGGGTAAAGACTCACCGCTGTATACTACGTTGATTCAATCTGTTATTGACAACATGAATTTATCTAACCGTGAAGAACTACTAGCAGCTATGCAACAAGCTATGCAGCCTAACCCTCAAGCACAGCAAATGCAAATGGCAGCGCAACAAGCACAGTTGCAGTTCCAGCAATCACAAACTGCAGCGTTGTCTGCTCAGGCTCAAGAGTCACAGGCACGTGCTGCTAAACTAGCTGCAGAGGCTCAAGTAGTACCGCAAGAACTAGAAATTGATAAGATTAATGCTATCACCCGAAACCTTCGTGAAGGTGACGCTGAAGATAAAGAGTTTGAACGTCGCATGAAAGTGGCTGATACTCTCCTCAAAGAAAAGCAAATACAAGGTAAAACCAATGCTAATAACGCAGAAAGAAATGCAGCTCCTGCTAGACCAGATCAACAACAAGTTCAGCGACCAGTTCGCCCGGTTGGACCAGTTGGAACGCAAGGTGGAGGAACTCAGTAATGCCCAAGTCAAAGGACCCAAAACTAGCACGAGCAGGAGTAAGCGGGTACAACAAACCAAAGCGAACGCCTAGCCACCCTACTAAAAAGTTTGTAGTGGTTGCCAAGGAAGGTGACAAAACAAAGACTATTCGTTTTGGTGATGCAAAGATGACTATTAAGAAAGACCAGCCTGCACGACGGAAGTCTTTTAGAGCACGTCACAAGTGTGACACAAACCCACCTAGTAAACTAACAGCACGATATTGGTCGTGTAAGAAGTGGTGATATAGATGGCTAAAGGCGTAAAACATTACAAACGTGATGGCACTGAGTATACAGGTGGCACACATAAGATGCCTGATGGTTCACTTCATTCAGGTAAAACCCATGGAAAAACATCAGTACCTCTTTTCCATTTTGAAGATCTGTCTAAGACAGCAAAGGAGAAAGCAATGCCCGGTTATGGAATGAAAATGAACAAGACTAAACCCAAAGCAAAACCTGCAATGCCTAAGCGTGGTCAGCGCACAATGACTAACAAAAAGAATAAGAAGAAATAGTCATGCCAAAAGCTAAAGGTAAAACATACAGTCCTAAACAAAAAAAGATTGCCCGTGTAGCTGCTCCTAGAGACAAAATTACAGGGGCGGACTTTAAGGGGTTAAAACGTGGCAAAGGCAAAAAGTAGTCCCAAACCTAAAAACAAGGCGTTGTACGCTAGAGTCAAAGCAGAAGCAAAGAAGAAGTACAAGGTCTGGCCTAGTGCTTATGCTTCTGGCTGGTTGACTAAAGAGTACAAGAAACGTGGTGGAACTTATGAGTAAAGCCAAGGGTGGTCTTACTAAGTGGTTTAAGGAGGAGTGGGTAGACGTTAAGACAGGCAAGCCTTGTGGTCGTAAGTCTGCCAAAAAAAGTAAACGTCCTTATCCTTCTTGTCGGCCTAAAGCCGTTGCAGCTAAAATGACCAAAGCTGAAAAAGCTTCATCTGCACGTCGCAAGACCGGACCCGCTAAAATTAAACATGCCGTCACTGCATCAGGACGTAGAAGAAAAACTTCTAAAAAGTCTTGACAAATGCATAAAAATGTGATATAATATAACTATATAGTATAACAACAGAGGAAACTATGACTCCCGAGCTTGAAACTTACTTTAATAATTATAACGAACTCTTCAACCACGAAGGTTTCAAACAACTCGTACAAGAGCTTTCCAATAACGCAACGCAACTAGCAGACATCCAAACAGTAAAAGATCAGGAAGATTTATTTTTCCGTAAAGGTCAAGTAGCTGCTTTTGCAACTGTTATTAATCTACAGGCGACGATCGAAGCTGCTCGTGATCAAGCCGAAGCAGAAGAACAAGAACCAGTAGATGTATAAGATATATGACTTCCGTTGTACTAACGGACACGTCTTTGAAGAAATGGTAGAGAGTAATGTCACAACCAGTAGGTGCGGTTGTGGCGCGAATGCTACACGTATGGTATCTGCCCCGTCCTTTCATCTTGATGGTGCGTCAGGGGATTTCCCCGGTCAACACATGAAGTGGGTGAAAGAGCACGA